TTGGTAGAGAAGTACCCGCCGGGCATCGTGGCGGTGTTTGACTACAAACTATCTGGTTCGCTGGACAGCGTGTCGTTTGCGGAAGTGATAGCATACAACGCATTCCTTGACTGGGGCGTGCCGGTATACATCGTGTGGTCACAGGAACCATTCGACCGATTCACGATTCAGAAGTTCAAGAGCGGCGACTGGAAGCCAGACCCGCCAATTGTGGATTTGGATACGTTGCTATTGGATGTGCCGGCGGAGACTTTCGAGGAATGGGAAGCGAATCTGAGAAGAGTGTATCGGAAGGGAATCAAACTGGTAGCATAACTTTCCGCGCATCACTGCCGGGCATCAAGTCCGCTATCCTGCTCGACGGGAACGGCGATGGCGGACAACTGAAGCTCGAAATTCCGCGCTCCGATACGGGCGCGCTTCTGCTGTTGCAGAATGACTTCGCGGGCAAGTCGTTCACGGTGACGATTGAGGCGATTGATAGTGCGCTGGATGGGCCGTTTAGCTTAGATGATATTTGTGATATGGATTTGACGCCACAACCGGCCTAGAGACCCGCCACGCGTTTTCAGGCGGTTTAGTATGATAGCACGTTTCTGCGCCAGAAACCGCACAGGGGCGCACAGGGCGCGTCTGGGGGCAAACTGGATGTGTATTCCTGATATTTTTGATAAGTGGGTAGTATGGCTAGAGGCAACGGGTTTACAGCGCAACAATTCATAGATGCAATACCGGGATCAGCCGGTATTATCACGGTTATCTCAAAGCGTGTCGGCTGTGCATGGAATACGACACGCAAGTACATCGACCAGTATGCTACTGTGCGGCAGGCATACGATGACGAGTGCGAGTCTATTCTTGACCTGGCGGAAGGTAAGCTGTACGAGTCTGTCAAGGGCGGCGAAATATCGGCTATCAAGTATCTGCTGTCCACGAAGGGCAAGCAGCGCGGCTACTACGAGAAGCGTGAGGTCGAGCAAACCGGAGAACAACGGCTGGTGATTGTAGAAGAAATTGTCGATGCAAACAGTGAAAATCCAGCTTCACCCGACACAGAAAGCGTTTCGTGATAGCCGCGCGGTATACCGTGGATTCGTCGGTGGGCGTGGAACGGGCAAGTCGTTTGTCGGCGCGTATGACCTGATTCGCAGGGCGCAGCCGGGCCGATTATATGGGGCGTATGCCCCGACGTACCCGATGCTGCGAGACGCGGCACTTCGGGCGTTTATGGAGATTGGCGAGCAGCTCCACTTCATCAAGGACATGAACAAGGGTGACATGCGAGCCACTCTTGGCAATGGCGCGGAGGTATTGTTCCGGTCGCTGGATGACCCTGACCGGGCGCGTGGGCCTAACCTGAGCGGTGCGTGGATTGACGAGGCATCGCTGATTAAGCGTGAATCATTCGACGTGGTGATAGCGTGTTTGCGTGAGGGCGGTGAGCCGGGCTGGTTATCCGCGACGTTCACGCCGAAGGGTAAGGCGCACTGGACGTATGATACATTTGGCGCTGGCAATGCGAATACTGAGCTATTCCACGCCCGCACGAAGGACAACCCGTTTCTGCCGCCTGGATTCTACGATACGGTGCGGAGCCAGTATACAGAGCAATTCGCAGCGCAGGAGCTTGAGGGGGCATTCGTTGACCTGATAGGCAACCTGGCACAGCGTGAGTGGTTCCCGATTGTGGACGTTGCTCCTGCCGGTGGTAATCGTGTCAGAGCGTGGGACTTCGCCGCTACGACCAAGGGCGTGTCATCAACTGACCCGGACTACACAGTCGGCACATTGCTGGTCAGTGACGGCGGAATATTCTATGTGAGCAACGTTATCAGGCAGCGGGTAGGGCCTGGCGCGGTTGAAAAGCTGATAGCGCAGACGGCGCAACTAGACGACAAAGGTGTACACATAATCATAGAACAAGAGCCTGGATCATCCGGCAAGCTGTTCACGAGCGCGCTGATTCGCTCGTTGGCCGGGTGGTATGTCCGTGCAGAGCCAGTAACGGGAGACAAGGTGACGCGTGCCTTGCCATTTCTCGCACAAGCTGAGGCGGGGAATGTGAGGCTGGTACGCGGCGCATGGAACTCGGAATGGTTGGATGAGATAGCGGCGTTCCCGCTTGGGTTACATGATGACCAGGTGGACAGCGCGTCGCTGGCTTTCAACAATATTGGCGCGTGGCATGGAATAGGGATTTAGGCTCTATGACAAATAGGTTAAGTTTAGCATGGACGGCGTTGCTGCACGGAAAGACGGCGGTGCGCGTAGTCCCCACCTGGCAGCAGGGCCGGGCGCAATCGCTCCCTGTCGATTACAAGACGCTTGCCGCCGATGGCTACAAGCGCAACGAGCTGGTGTACGCGTGTATTAGCAAGAGAGCGCAGGCGTACACAGAGCCGCGGTTGAAAGTCAAGGTGGGCGACAAGGACGCCGGCGACAATCACCCGCTGGTGCAACTGCTCGAGAACCCGTACCCGAAAATCAGCACGGCGCATCTGCTCAAGTCGCGCAGCATCATGCTCGACATCGGCGGCACGGCGTATTGGGAAAAGATACGCGACCGGGGCGGCAGGGTAGCGCAGCTCGCGCCGATTCGACCTGACCGCATGAGCATCATACCGGGTAGCGACGGCATTGCCGGCTACGAGTACACGGTCGGGAGTTACAAAGCCTATTTCGAGCCAGATGACATCCTGCAATTCAACTACTACGACCCCGTGAGCGACTTTTACGGGATGCCGCCATTGCAGATATGCGCGGCGGCTGCGGATTCTGACAACCAGCGAACCGACTTCACACGGGCGTTCTTCATGAATGCCGCGGTTCCGTATGGGCTGCTCAAGACGAAACAGGCGCTAGACCGGGCCGAAACGACACGCATCAAGCGGCAATGGAAAGAGGAGTATGGCGGTGTAGACAACTGGCACAACATCGCCGTGCTGAATGCAGACGCCGACTACCAGCGCCTCGGCTTGACGCAGTCGGAGATGAGCTTTCCTGACCTGACCAATCTCGCGGAGACGCGCATCTGCATGGCGTTCGCAGTCCCGCCGGTGCTGATAGGCGCGATGGTGGGAATGGAGCACTCGACGTATAGCAATTACGAAGAGGCTGGCCGGCAGTTCATTCAGGGCACGATGGTGCCGATGTTCCATGAGTTTGTGGACACGTTCAACGCGGACATGGCCGACGAGTTCCAGGCGGAGCTTGAGGTTGACGTGTCGGAACTCAAGCTGCTGCAAGAGGATCGCACGGCAGTATTCGAGCGAGCGACGAAGGCGTACATCGGCGGGCTGGTGACGCTGAACGAAGGCCGCGAGGAGATGGGCTTCGAGGAAGTGCCAGACGGCGACGAGTTCAAGAAGCCGGCGCCATCACCGTTCACCGACATGCTAGGCACAGAGCGCGAGAACCGCGGCGAGACTGAGGAAGAGGAGCCTGTCAAGTCGAAGGCATTCACCAAGTCAGAGGCGGACACGGCGCGGCAGCTTGAGCGCATCGCGCGGGCGCATGAACTGGCGTTTATGAAAGCGTCGCGTGGCCTGTTCGACGATGAGTTGAAAGAGCTGCTGTCACTACTGCCGAAGGGCCGGCGAAAAGTGGACTGGCTGAACCTGTTCATGGTGTCGGTAGACAATGCCTTGAACGGTAGCCGCCCGAAGTGGATCACGGTATTCCAGCCGTTGATAGCGGCGGTGCTGGCAGAGCAGGGCGTGGCGCTTGAGGCGCAGTTCGGCATATCGTTTGACATTCGCAATCCGGCGGTGGCCGACTTCATCCAGCAATACACGTACAAGTTTGCGGAGAAGATAGGCGACACAACGGCCAAGGGCGTCAAGGACTTGATAGCGCGAGCGGAGGCCGAGGGTTGGGCGATACCTGAGCTACAGAAGCAGCTATCGGAACTGTACAGCGGATGGGACGAATGGCGCACAGAGTTAATCGCGCGTTCGGAAACCATCCGGGCATCGAATAGCGGTGCGCGAGAGTCCTACCGCTTGGCCGGCGTGCAGAGGTTGAAGTGGTGGACACACGAAGATGACCAACGGTGCGACTGGTGCGCGTCGATGCACGGGAAGATTATCGGTATTACGGAATCGTTCTGGAATCAGGGCGACGTGATGCCACACCCGACCGACCCAGATAAATCACCGATGAAGTTTGACTATGAGACGGTGAATCATCCCCCACTCCATGGCGGGTGCAGGTGCTTTGTGTTGGCGGTTATGTAAGGCTGAGAGGAGCCAAGAGCCATGATACGAGTAAAGGCGTTCAGGTTAACGTGTGGTTGTGGAAAAATTTCGCCAGAGTTCGTGTTAGATCAATATATATCACCATGGGAACTAAAAACGGGTGATTTTGATTCTGCTGGATGGGAATATACTGGTAGCGAATACGATGTTAGTGTGCAATGCCCAGACTGTATAGCAGCATATCAAGAATATAGTGCTAAGCGCGAGCTTGAGCTTGAGCGTGAGCGTATTTATAGGCAATCTCCTGAATACAAAGCCGAGCAAGAGTTGAAAAGGTTAGAAGAGGAGCACAAGCGGAAGCAGCAAGCGGAAGAGTTCGCGGCGCATCAAGCTTTGCTACAGCAACATGTAGCCAATGGGGGGCTACTTACCTGGACTTCTATAGGGCTAACGCCAGCACCGTCTATTATTGATCCTACTCTATGATATAGAAGAGAAAGGAGCCAAGAGCCATGAACGAAACTATCAGGAAGATCGCAGCGATTGGTATGGCTTCGGCGATACCCGCACTCGGATTAGCATTCGTATGTTATGTGTTACTCCCGTTGGCAGAGATGCTTGCGATAGGCTTTTTGGTATATGCGGTGGTCGTGTTTGTGGTCGGAGCATTCATACTATTGATTGACCTTATTCAGTGGTGAGGAGAGAGCTATGAGCCGGAAGATTGAACGATTGGGCGGTGACGTATGACCATCTTCATCGGGCCATTCTGGGGCGGATTCGTCGCCGGCGTGCTTGTAACGATTGCGGTGATGATCCTGTTGGCAATGTGGGCCGCGAAGCGCAAGGCGCGCGAGCTGGGGGGAAAGTGATGGACACTGGAATGCACAGCCACTCGTTGCCGGCGCAAGGTAGCCATATACATACCCTTGCACCAAGCGCGCCGCAAGGTTGGACAACGGGCTTGCGAGACTGGCAGTATAACGAAGTGGTTGATACGCAGGCATCGACTCACATTGGTAGTTGGATAACGCCACCTAAAGGTATGGTGTCAGCCGCTACCCCAATCGAGCATCGCCACCGCTGCGCGTGGTGCGGCACGAGTCCGCTTGTAAGCGAGTACCGCGATGGCAAGTGTCCGAACTGCCGGGGGCCGATGTATGACTGAGACCCGCACGCCGTATAACGCACAATCGTATAGTACCGCTTCATGGCACTGGGAGCATTCCGGCGGCGTCTACTGGTTCTGCTCACCGACCGGCGTCAAGCTGGGGCGCATTGCGGGGCCGGGCGTGCTGATGGTCAAGGATAAGCGTAGTAAAGAAGAGGTTCCGTTGACGGTGAATGACCTGCTCAATATTACGGAAGACGCTGTGACAATTATGGGGGGAGAGCTATGAGCCAGCCGATTATCAACGGCCTGACGAAGCCTGAACTGGGCGAGATCATGCGCCTGTACTACCGATACCGCCAATGGATGCCGACGTTTCTGGCGCGGCGGCTAGCGGCGGTCGTGTGGGGAGTGAATCATGGGGGGAGCCGATGAGCCGAATAGTAATCAAGCCAGAACGTGATTCGCGTGGCATGGCGCGCATGTCTGTGGCGCACTGGTGCAAGGACAGCGAAGAGGGCATTGAGTGGGTTTATGGTGGGTGGATATTTGACGATGGAGAACAGCACAGCATCAAGTTCTGCCCGTATTGTGGCGAGCGATTGCCAGATATTGAGCTAGGATTCACGGCGTACCAATAACCGCATAACGCAATACCAGCAGAGCCTATTGAGCCAGTTGGGGATGACTGTCAGACAGTCCGCCCCGGCTGGCTCTTTTGCGTTCTACTGGAGGTAAATCATGCAGTACAAGGCATTTCCATTCGAGGTCAAAGAGATTGACGAAGACGCCGGAACCTTCACGGGCTACGCGTCGGCATTCAACAATCTCGACGATGGGGGGGACATCGTACTACCGGGCGCATTTAAGAAAACCATCGCAGAGCGCGCCCACAGAATCAAGGTGGTCTGGCAGCACAACTGGACACAACCCATTGGCAAGCCTCTGGAGATGACTGAGGACGCGCACGGGCTGTTCGTCAAGGCGTACATCTCAGATACGTCGCTTGGCCGTGACGTTCGCACGTTGATGCGCGATGGTGTTATCAGTGAACTGTCCATTGGTTACGACATTGTCAAGGACACGTGGTCAGACCTGGACGGCAAGCGCGTGCATCTGCTGAATGAGTTGCGGCTGTACGAGTTCTCCCCCGTGACAATTGCGATGAACGACCAGGCCACTATCACGGGCGTCAAGGGCTTTCAGCTAGACGACCCGCTTGAGAAGCTGGCCGACTATGACCAGCTAGACCGTATCGAAATCATACTCGCATTGCTGCGAGAGCATGAGGACACCGACACAGAAAAGAGCCAAGAGCTTGTGACGCGTGGGATTGACGCATTGCAAGAACTTCTTGCCGTAGCCGAGCCGCCAGAACCGGCACTCACTACACACGAAGACGAGCGCAAGCGTTTGGAATTGAAGCTAAGAATGCAATCGTTGGAGGTGTATTGAGATGAAGAAGAAATTGGAGGAACTGGCCCGGCTTCGCGCAGAGGCCAAGTCCATCATCGAGAACCCGGACGCCACTGCCGACGAACTGGCGCAGGCTGACGAGTGGATCAGCGAGGCCGTTGACTTGCAGGCCGAAATCAAGGCCATGGAAGAGCGCGAGAAGTCGCTGGCCGCACTGGAAGCCTTTGAGTCTGAGGTTCCTGGGCGCAAGGCCATCACCGACCCGCTTGAGACCATCAAAGAGAAGAAAGTCGCCGCGCAGGTTCGACAAGAGCCAGACAAGTTCAAGACGTTGGGCGAACAGTTGCAGGCCGTGGCGCGTGTAGGCATCGACCCCTCGTACAAGGACAGCCGACTTGACCGGGCGCATACGAAGAACGCGCCTTCTGGCCTGTCGGAGTCTGTGCCGTCTGACGGTGGGTTCCTGGTGCAGGCAGACTTCGCCGCCGAACTCATCAAGCGCACGTATGACAACAGCCAGCTTTTGGGCCGTTGTCGGCGCATCCCGATCAGTGGCAACTCGAATCGACTGGTATGGAACAGCATCGACGAAACCAGCCGGGCCGATGGTTCCCGCTGGGGTGGCGTGCAGGCATCCTGGACTGACGAAGCCGACACCACGACCGCAAGCGACCCGAAGGTGAAGCAGCAGGAATTGGCGCTCAAGAAACTGCGCGCCGTCTGCTACGCGACTGAGGAGCTTCTGGCCGACTCGACCGCGCTGGAATCCCTGCTGGGACAGGCGTTCGCAGAAGAGATGAACTTCAAGATTCAGGACGGCATCGTCAACGGTACTGGCGTCGGCCAGCCGAAGGGCTTGCTGAATGACAGCGATGTCTATGTCCGGGTGAGCAAAGAAACCGGCCAGGCTGCGACGACCGTTGTGGCTGAGAACATCTTCAAGATGTGGTCACGCCTGTATGCGCCGTCACGGGGTAACAGTGTGTGGCTTATCAATCAGGACATCGAGCCGCAGCTGTACAGCATGGCGCTGAACGTTGGCACCGGCGGAGCACCTGTGTACCTGCCTCCGGGTGGGCTTTCACAGTCGCCGTACTCGATGCTGTATGGCCGTCCGGTCATTCCTATCGAGCAGTGCCAGACGCTCGGCACGTTGGGCGACATCATCCTGACCGACATGTCGCAGTACCTCTGGATCGACAAGGGCGGGATGGACTCATCGTCCAGCGTCCACGTGCGGTTCCTGTACGACGAGATGACATACAAGTTCACGCTTCGCTGCAACGGTATGCCGATGTGGAGAAGCTCGTTGACGCCGTACAAGGGCACGAACACGCAGTCGCCCATCGTCGTATTGCAGAGCCGGTCATAGGAGGAGAATACCATGAGTGAGTACCTTTCCCAACTGATTGCGGTGGACTTCCCGTTCACCGAAACGGATATCGGCGGCACGAACACCAACGGCAGCGATACGTCGCTCCACTGGGTGTCGATGGAAGATTTCGAGACCTTCCTGTGCAAGGTGGAGCTTGGCACCTGGAACGCCGGCGATGACCTCGACGAATGCCACCTGGAACAGGCCAAGGACAGCGCAGGTAGCTACTCCAAGGCGCTGACCACCTCCGCGGCATCCGGTGACTATGATACCGCCGCGCCGATTGACGCTGATGGCAACTGGGTGATCCTGGAATGCCACGCGTCAGACCTGGACGATGGATTTACGCATGTGCGTGTCCATGCCTCTGAGGGTGGAAACACCGGCACAGACAACGTGTCGGCTGTGTACGTCCGTGGCGGCTCGCGCGTCAAGCGTGACCAGCTCAACGGGGCGGACAGCTCTGGCGTGTACGTCTACGTGAAGCCGTCCTAATCTAACCTGGGGGACGTGTAACAGCGTCCCCCTCTCTCGAAATAAGGAGATATACCATGAGTGAAGCACCTCGTGGGGCGCTGTACTCCCGATGGATGAATGGCCAGCTTGTCATGTACCCTGGCGACTTCGCTGGCGATGCGTACTTCGTGGATAGCAACAGCGGCTCTGCAACCGCGAGCGGCTTGTCGTGGGACGACCCGTTGAGCACCATTGACGCGGCTGTGAACAAATGCACAGCCAGCCATGATGATGTGATTTGGGTTCACCCCGCGCATACCGAAAGTTTGGCGGCTGACAGCGCGGTGGACATCGACGTGGCCGGCGTGACGGTCATCGGCATTCGGCGCGGGCGACAGATGCCGACGCTGAACGCTACTGCTGCCGCCGGCGACTGCAAACTTGCCGCGGCTGGCGTGACCATCCAGAACCTCCGCTTTACCGGCGGCATCGACGCGACGACCGGCGTCATCGAAGTGAGTTCAACCGACTGCGCCATCATCGACTGTGAGTATCGAGACGTAACCGGACAGGCCACGGACACAATCATCACGACCGCCGCGGCTGACCGGCTGTTGATTGACGGATACAAGCACTTCGGCGCTGCGGCTGCCGGTGCGAACAGCGCAATCGCCCTTGTTGGGGCCGACGATGTAGAGATCAAGAACTTCTACATTTACGGCAACTTCGCAGTCGGCGCAATCGACTGCCGCACAACCCTGAGCGCACGGGTAGACATCCACGACGGCAAAATCTGGACAGCCAACGCCGCCGATATCGCCATTGTGGATACCGTCACCAGCTCGACCGGCTTCATCGGGCCGAACCTGCAAATCATGTTAGCTGACAATGCGGCCAACATCACCACGGCTGTCACAGGCGCAACGTTCCAGCTTATGGATCCTGTGTATGTGGCTAACCTCGTCGATGAAAAAGGCATGTTGATAGACTGGACAGCCTCGACCAACGCGTAATCTGTAATGGAGAGGGGGCAACCCCTCTCCTCCACCTGGGGGGGGCGAATGACCGTAGTACTTGGAATACTGCCAGAGCGGGCCGGCGTCGCGTGTGACGAGGCGCTATTTTCGTTACTGGCAATTGTAGAGCGCGGCCATCCGTTCTTTCGTGTCAAGTACACACGGGCCGACAAGCAGCGCAACACACTGGCGCAGATGCTGCTTGATAGTGACTACTCGCACATCTTGATGCTAGACGTAGACCACAAGCATCCGGCGGATATCGTCGAGCGGCTACTGGCGCACAACAAGCCGGTGATGTCGGGCCTATCATATCGGCGTGGGCCGCCATACGAACCGACCGCATGGGCCTATGATGACGGCGACATGCTGAGACTTGCGGCTGTCCCGACCGAGCCATTCCAGACCGACTTCGTAGGCGGCGCGTGTCTGATGATAGCGCGGGAAGTATTCGAGACAATCCCGTCGCCTTGGTTCACGATTGAATACGGCAAGTGGCTCGGAGAGGACTTAGCATTCTGCGCGAAGTGCCGCGAGCACGACATCCCGATATGGGTTGACCCGTCGGTGCAATCGCCGCACCTGGTACAGGGCTGGGTAGACCAGAACGTATCGGATGCATTCAGGAGGCAATATGATAACCAGCGCGCCGCGGAATAAGATGGTCGGGCGCAAGCTCACCAAAGAGGAAATTGAGGAGCTTAAGGCCAAGGGCTACATCGTGCGTGACATTATTCTGTCACCGAACATCGACAAGCCAAGCGCCACGCCGCAACAGATAGCAAACCGACCGGGAGTATGGGAAGACAGGTAGGGGGGAGCCGTGAGCCAGGTAGTAGTGTTGGGAATGCACAGAAGCGGCACGTCGATGGTAGCGGGGATACTCACCCGCCTGGGCGTGTCAATGGGATCGGTGCTAGTCGGGCCTGCGGAGTCAAACCCGATGGGCCACTTTGAGGACACATCATTCGTCTACGTGAATCAAAAGATAATCGAGGCGTGCGGCGGGGCATGGGATCACGTGCCGCCTCGCAAGATGCTGAACAGCGTCACCGGCGCGGAGCCACTTATCAAGGACATGATAGCGCGGCGCGATGCCAAGTACCTGATATGGGGATGGAAAGACCCGCGCACCGTCCTGACCATTGACCATTATCTGCCACACCTGACCGACCCGATATTCGTGGCAGTGTTTCGCAAGCGGGAATCGGTAGTCAAGTCGCTGCTGACACGTGACGCGCACCAGACCGCGGAGGTCGCCGGTTATCTGTATGACGAATACAACGAGCGGCTGGCTGACTTCCTTGAAGGGCGAGAGTGGGCGCAGATTGAATACGAGGGCGTGCTGGATGCGCCAGAGACAAGCGTCGAAGTGCTGGCAGCGTACCTCGGCATTCCGGTCACAGAGGCCGCGATTGAGTTTGTGCATCCTGAATTGAATCATGGAGAGTAACCGATGGCAGTAGGAACCGCAACGAAAACGGAAATCACCTCCGCGTCTGTCAAGCAGATTAAGTGGGCGTGGACATCTGGTACAGCAGCAGCGCCGGCGCAGGACGGTGGCGTAACCAGCGCCACAACTGCCGTGCTGAATGGCATCATAGAATCGGTGACACAGATACCTGGCAGTGGCGGCACACAGCCTACCAACGCGTACGACATCACCATCGCAGATAGCAACAGTGTGGACGTGATAGCCGGGCTGGGCGCGAACCTTGCCAATGATGCCACGACATATAAGACCAACAAAGACGGGCTGGGAGCGGTAGTCAACAGTGCGCTCACGTTGAATGTGAGCAACGCCGGCAGCGCCAAGACAGGCACGACCATTATCACGCTGAGGTAAGCGATGATCCCATACGCAACGTATGAAGAAATCAAAGACGCGCTGCCAGATACATTCGGCACGACTGACCAATACAAGCACGCCTTCCGTCGGTGTATCACGCAGTCAAGCCGCCTCATTGACCGCCTGACAGGTAGGACATTCTGGCCGCAATACGCCACACGCTACCCGCATTCAGACGGCGGCGCATCACTGCACGTTGACGGCACGCTGCTCGAAGTAGACAACGTGTACATGTCATACGACCACGGTGAGAACTATACCACGCTTGCCAGTACGGACTACTTCGCCGTTGGTGGAAGTGACCTGCTATACGACGCCACGCCGATATACCGCCTCGATATGAATCAAAACACCACGGGCAATTATGGCTACTGGTACACCGGGCAGAAGAGCGTCAAGATTGACGGCTGGTGGGGCTGGCACGACAACTACGCTAACGCGTGGGAAGACTCACAGGACACGGTAGAGAATGACCCACTTACAGCGGCTGGCACGACCGTCACGGTAAACAGCATCAGCGGTGACGACCTGTGGGGCGTCGGGCCGCGGTTCCAGGTGGGGCAGCTTATCAAGGCCGACTCCGAGTACATGCTGGTGGTGAAGACGACCATCGCCGGCGGAACCGAAACGCTCACCGTCAAGCGCGCGCAATGCGGCACGACAGCCGCGGCGCACGACCAGGACACGACCATCTATGTGTACAGGCCGGCGGAGATAGTCAAGGAAGCGGTCATCGCCTCCGCGGTGCGGTCATTCAAGCGAGCGCAGGGTTCGTACCAGGACGCCGGCGGCGTGATTGAACTGGGCCAACTGATGTACGTCAAAGAGATAGCGCCGGAAATCAAGGCGGTGCTGTACGATGCGGGCCTGAGACGGCTAGCGATATGACCGATGGGCTGCCAATCAAACTAGAGGGCGTCGAAGACATCGACAAGATTATACGCCGGCTGAATGACCCACGCGTCAAGTCGATTGCCAGCAAGCACATGAACGTGGCGCTGATTCACATCGAGACGCCGGCAAAAGTAAACGCGGCAGGCAAGGGGCCGTCTGGCTACGGTTCGGGCGGAACAGGGCAAGGCATATCGTCCATCACGCACATGGTAGAGCCGATTGGCAGCGACTTGCAGGGTATCGTCGGCAGTCCGAACAAACACATGGCGTATCAGGAGTATGGTACTGGCCTACTCTACGACGGGCCGGGGCCGAAACCGGGCAAGCGACACTGGCCTCCGCCGGCGGTGCTTGAAACGTGGGCGAAGCGAAATGGCATAGCCAGCGCGTGGGCGGTGGCACGGGCCATCGGTCTGCGTGGCGGATTGCGCCCGAAGAAGTTTCTGCGTAAGGCGTGGGAAGGCGCGAAGGGCAACGTGATCTCTGAGATGAACAAGATTCTGCCAGATATAGGGCGACGAATGGCGGGGAAGTAATGGCGACTGATTTCGAGGCGGTATTCACGGCGCTGGCAGCATTGGAGCGCGACATAACTGGCGTCAAGGCGGCACACGACAAGACGCCTGAGAGCATCATGGATATGCCGGCGTTTATCAACATGCCGAGTCGTGGCGAGACGATATTCGGGCCGTACCACGAATTTGAGAGCCACAGCACCATCATTGCGGAGTTACACGTGGCGCGGGGTAACTTGCCACAGGCGGAGACAGTGGCGCGACCGTTCTTGAACCGCTTTGAGGATATGCTGTCCACCAACATCACATTGAGCGGCACGGTGGACACAGTGAAGGGGATGCGATCCAGCTACGGCGTGCTGCAATTTGGTAACGATATGCACCTTGGCTGGCGATTCGAGATTGACATTAAGCAGAGGCGCAACATCTAGGGGGGAACATGGGAGCGCAACAGAATACGGAAGCTGCGGAGCGGCCACGACTGATGGTCGCTCCTTTGCCGGAACGCACCGGCGTACCGAACAGCGACATTTTCTTCGACTTCATTGACATGGCAACACGGGCGGCGATTGACGGGTTCGGAATCATGCGGTCACAACCGATGCATGTGGCGCTACAGCGTAATCAGATGGTGAAGCGGTTCTTGGAGAGCGACCCGGCGTTCACACACCTGCTGATGCTGGACGCGGATCACCGTCACCCGTCACGGCTACCGCTTCACATGATGGAGCGTATCAAGGCGAACCCGGACAAGAAGGTGTTATCTGCGATGGTGTTCAGGCGCGGTAGGCCATACGACCCATGCCACTACATCGAGAGCGAAGACGGCATTGTTCACACAATCGAGAAGTGGACGCCGGGCCTCATCAAGATTGACGTATGCGGAAGTGCAGCACTGTGCGTGGCCCGTGAGGTATTCGAGACGATACCAGAGCCGTGGTTCTGGTTCAACTGGGGCGGCGATAATGCCGGCCACTATCCGGGTGAGGACACGTATTTTTCCTCACAGTGCAACAAGTACGGCTTTGACATGTGGGTGGACACGACCATCTGTTCGCCGCACATGAGTTATCAGTACATAGACGGCGAAACCTTTACGAGCTACGTGGCAATGAAACGGGCCGAAAACCAGATAGGAGAGTTAACACATGATCCGACTACTTAAGCCGCTATCGTTGATTGGTTGCGGGCATTTGGCCCGTGGACTTGAGATTGACCTGACGAAGCCGAACAACGATGCACTGGTCAGTATCGGGTATGCCGAGTACGTTGATCCACCTGCCAAAGAGCAGGACAAGAAGAGCCTCAAAGAGCCTACTCCGAAACCGGAGAAGGAGAAGGAGGCTAAATAATGGGCGTCAAAGCACTACGCAGAATCCAGTTCGCGTACGAGACGACGACAGGCACGGCAGAGGCGACAACCGAAATCTGGAGAGGCACGGGCGTGCTGAACGACGAGCGCGCAATCGTATTTCCCGAAGAGGATGTTGGCAGCTACATGCCGCGCAACCGATCCTACATCCCGCAGCTTGCGGGTACGGTCACACTGGACGACACGCCGGCCACGTTTGAACAGTTGCCGGTGATGTTTTCCATCGGCATCGAGAACGTCAACACCGGCACGGTTGACAGTTCTGGCTATGCGTACACCTACGACATTATCGACACCGTAGCCGGCACCAAGCAGACCTTGTGCATCGAGGCCGGCGACGACCAGCGACAAGACTCACTGGCGTATGTCTACGCTGAGGAAATCACGCTGTCAGGAGCCAAGGGCGAGGCCGTAATGATGGGCGGCACCCTGCGCGGGCAGCAAGTCGTTGATACCAGCTTCACCGCCGCGCCGTCACTGGTGGACGTCGAAGAGATTCTGTTCCAGAAGGGCAAGCTGTACATCGACACCACGACCGTCGGCACCACGCAGAAGACGAACACGTGGCACGCATTCGACCTGACCATCCCGACCGGCTGGAAGGCACTGCACACGGCGGACGGCAACCTGTACTTCTCGACCACCGTATTCCGAGGCTACCGCGAGAACGAAATCACCGGCAGCATCACGCTTGAGCACGACGCCTCGGCAGAGACAGAAATCACCGCGGCGCGCAATGAGACCGTCCGGCTGATGCGTATGGAGTTCCTTGGTTCTGAACTCACTACCGGCGACACGTACACGTACAAGACGTTCCGCGTGGACATGGCCGTCAGATACACCGCCGTGCCGTCACTCGAAGACGAAGACGGTGACGACATCGTGACTCTGCCGTTCAAGGCAGTGTACGACGACAGCGCGCCGGTGCTGGGCGCCCAATTCCTTGTGGTGAACGAACTGCAAACGCTGGGCGGCTGATAGCAACATGGGGGAGGGCCATGAAGCTAAATCTAGGATGTTGCGACGACATACGGCCTGATTATGTGAATGTAGACATATCGCCTCGCGCAGGCGTAGTAGTAGCAGACCTGCGCGAGGCGTGGCCGTGGGACGATAACTCGGTAGAGTTCATCCGGGCAAAAGACATAATCGAGCACCTACCGGACAAGATACACACGATGAACGAAGCGTGGCGCGTCCTTGCGCCAGGTGGCGTCATCGAAATTGGCGTCCCGACCACAGGTGGGCCGGGCGCATTCCAAGACCCGACACACGTGAGCTACTGGAACGAGCGCAGCTTCCTGTACTACACCGCCGGCAACATATACCGAGAGCGGTTCGCTGAGTCATACGGCATCAAGGCCGCGTTCAAGATACTTGACGCTAATCTGCGTACCGGACAAGACGGGCCATACCTGACCATCAGGATGGAGGCCGTCAAATGAGGCAGCGTGTAAAGCAGTTCGTCAGCGTGGCAACAAAGACCATCCCGATAAGCGGCCCGATATACGAGTTCGGTTCATTGCAAGTCGAGGGGCAGGAAGACATTGCCAATCTGCGCCCGCTATTCCCTGGCATGGAATACGTAGGGTGTGACATGCGCGAGGGGCCGGGCGTAGACGTGATTCTGAACCTGCACGACATCGACCTGCCGGATGAAACCGCCGGCACGGTGCTATGCCTCGACACGCTGGAACACGTTGAGTACTGCCACAAGGCGTGTGATGAGATGCACCGCATACTCAAGCCGGGCGGTATCTGCGTCCTCAGCAGCGTGATGGACTTCCCGATACACGAGTTCCCGCATGACTACTGGCGATTCACGCCGTCTGGATTCGAGAGCCTGCTGCGTCCATTTGAGACGTGCTACGTGGGATTCATCGGTGACCCGCTCCATCCGCATACCGTGTTAGGCATCGGCGTCAAAGGGACGTGCGACTTCACAGCGTTCCGGGCGGTGTGGCAGTGAGCCTATCAGTCGTAATCCTATCAGCCAACAGCGACAACCTGAAAGCGTGCGTGTCGTTCGTGCGGCGCAACGAGCCGGACATTGACATCATCGTCGTGGATGACGGGGCGAAGTGCGACCTTGACGTGCGCTATGTGGACGGCATCCGGCCGTTTGTGTTCGCCAGAAATGCCAACATCGGCATCGCAGCCGCCGGCGACAATGACGTGATCCTGCTGAACGACGACGCGCTGCTGCTGACGAAGCACGGGTTCGCGGGGATGCACGCCGTAGCGAAGTCGTATCCGGACGTTGGCATCTTGTCGTGTGGCGTCGAGGGCGTCGTGTGCAATGCACAGCAGAAGCCGCAACAGCCGGCGTCGGTGCGCTATGCGGACACCATCCTGGCGTTTGTCTGCGTGCTGATACCGCGGGCGGTGCTGGACGAGGTAGGCCCGCTGGACGAGCGGTTCATCGGCTACGGCGAAGAAGACCGCGACTACTGCATACGTGTGCAGCAGGCCGGCAAGCGGCTGGCCGTGTACGACGGGTGCATTGTAGACCACACGGGACATAAGTGTAAGAGCACATTCAGGACACAGCCGAACTGGATGGACAGGTACAACCAGAATAGAGACTTGATTAATCGCAAGTACAGGGAGGGTATCAATGGGTAGCTTTGTAAGCAAGACAGCGGAACGGGTGACGGTAGAGAACCGCCCCGACGAATGGATTGACCTCAAGGCGCGTCTGAGCATCAACGACCGCGCAAAGTTCCAAGACTCCGTAATGAAAGCCGAGTTCACGAAGGGCGACGACGAGGCGAAAATCAGCATGGCGGCGGGTCAGTTGACCTACCGGATGCTGGAATTGTCCATCGTCGATTGGTGCCTGCTTGACGAAGAGGGCAACAAGGTGCCGTTCAAGCGCGCGATGATTGCCGACCTCGACCAGGAAGATGAACTGGTGGACGCCGCAATCAAGCGAGTCGTGGAGCTAAACCCTACTTTGTCGGGGAAGAGCGAGAGCGATGGTTAAAGTCGATTCGTGTTGATTACCAGCGTGCCTATGAGACCGGCAAGGGTAATGTCGAGCGGAGTGAATACGGCACGTATCTTGCCATCAAGGAATACACCAACTGGCAAGTATCCGACGAGTGGCTAGAGAACGCGCCGGCAGACCTGATAGACGAAATCATTGTGCGATTAGAGAAGCAAGCATTAGTAGAGCGCAAAAGACGCCATAACCCTAAGGTATGATATGGCATCTGGACAAGAGATGGCGCTAAAGATGATCCTGAGTTTGAAGGATAATCTTTCTGGCGATATGAAGGGGCCGACAAAGGCGTTAAAGAGCTTTGGCAAAGTCGCTCTAGGCGTTGGTAAAGTTGCCGTCACAGGCATTGCCGCGGCGTCTGGCGCAATCCTAACGCTTGCCGCTACCTCAGCGGATGTTGAGATTGTCGGGAATACATTCTCGAATCTTGCCAGCACAATTGGCGAGACAAGCGACTCCATGATGCGCGCGCTGCGCCCGGCTACGAAAGGCGTGTTGTCCGACTTCGCCCTTATGAGTGGCGGGTCGAAGCTCATGTCAATGGGCCTCGCAAACAGCGCAGCCGAAGCGGCAACCCTCGCAGAGATGGCGACGACGCTTGGTATGGCAATGGGCGAAGAAGCCGGGCCTGCAATGGAAAACTTCACGCTGATGCTTGCCAACCAGTCCATTCCGCGTCTTGACACGTTCGGTATCTCATCCGGCAAGGTTCGTACGCGCATCGAAGAACTGATAACCAGCACCGCGGGCATGACACGTGAACAAGCGTTCATGCAGGCCGTGATGGAAGAAGGCGCGGTCGCTATGGAGCGCGTGGGTGACGTGGGCGACGTGGCTGGTATCAAGATGGCGCAGCTCAAGGCCACGTTCGCCAATCTGAAAGACACTGTCGGCGTGGCGTTGCTACCCATCCTGAATGCACTGCTGACGCCATTGCTGAGACTAGCGCAAACCATAGGCCCGCTGCTTATACCGTGGGTAGAGAAGGCGGTTGACGCTTTTGAGGACTTTCAGATCGGGCTATCTGAGTTATGGACAAGTACTCTACAACCCATATTGAATGCAGTAATTGAGTGGGTACAGAAGGTGCTAGATATAGATTGGTCAAATCTCGGAAATGTCAATTGGCGCGAGATATTCCCGGACTGGCTGGCTGATACGATTTTGTGGATAAGCAACGCATTTGAGACGCTGAAACGCGCCTTTGACTTTGGCGGTTTTAGCGTGCTTGTTGCACAGCTCGGCATGATCTTCGGGCAACTGTGGGGCAAGCTGAAAGAGAAGGCGGCGGAGTGGGCCGGCGGCGCAATGGAAGCGTTGCACGCGGTCATCAACATGGGAATCGGATACCTCAAGGATAAGGTGCCTGAGTGGATAGCGAAAATCGGCCCGGCTGTTGCGGAATTGTGGAGCAAGTTGAAAGAGAAAGCCGCGGAGTGGGCGTCAAGCGCGACCGACTTCTGGAATGAAACTATCAAGCCGGGCATTGCTGGTCTGACTGATAAGGTTGGCGAATGGGCAGAAGCACTTGGCCCGAAGATAGTTTCATTCTGGTCACTGATGCAAGGCAAGGTATCTGTATGGACGGCGCAGGCGGTGCGCTTCTGGAATAACACAATCAAGCCAGGTATCGAGGGGCTTGGTGCAAAAGTATCCGATTGGGTTGCAGCGCTCAAGATACACATTGATGCTTTTTGGCTGAAACTGGTTGGAAAGTCCGTGGGCTGGCTGGAATCGCAGGAGAGTTCGTTTGCACAGCAGATAGCGGACGCATGGGAAGAATTGCTTGTCAATGCGCTGTCGCTGGTTCGCACTGAGGACATCACGGTCGAGGCAATGATGGACAAAGTGTATGACGCCGCACTTGCTGACATGAAGGCAAATGGGCCGTCTCGTGCTGCTGAACTTGGCACAGAGTATGGTGATTCGATTGTCAAGGCTATCGAATCAATTGACCTGACTAAAATCTGGCAGGCCATCGTCGGTATTTTCGATGTTAAGAATATGCAGACAACCCGCAAAGATGAGATGAAAGCGGCCGGCGACGAACTCATAGGCATCATGTGGAAATCTATGATTGATGCGATAAAGGGTGGCGGCGCGCAGGAGAGCGCCGATGCTGTCGGGGCCGCTATGATGGGTGGCGTCGCAAACGGTATTACTACTAACGCCTTCCTGGTGAGCGACGCAGGCATTGCAGCCGTCAAGGATTCTATACCGCTGATTATGAAAGGCATTGACGCCCACTCCCCGTCGAAGCTGACTGAAGAGATTGGCGAAGCTATGGCCGGCGGTATGGAAGTTGGGCTGGCCAACAAGGTGACATCTATCGTCAATGCTGCCGTTGGTGCAGCGTGGGCGGTTATCAACGCGGTAACGTCTGTACTAGATATCGGCTCCCCGTCCAAGGTATTTATGAACATCGGCCAGGAAACTATGGCCGGACTGCAATCTGGCATCCAGCAAGGCGTGACCGGCGTGGCGCAAGTGATGGCCGACATTGGCGACCTGGTACTGCGATTCTCAGACCTGTTCTGGGCCATCGGCGGAGATCCTAACCTTGAGCGCGCACAAAGCATCGCCACCACTATGACCTCGATAGCGGGCATGTTCATTGACGTGATTGATGCGTTTGATGAGCTTGCAAACTACCAGGGCGTCGAGGGATTAGGCGATGCCATCATGGAAATCATGGCCGAGATGCACGACTCCGTTAACCGCGCTATCGGCCTGGCATGGACGTGGTGGGATGCGGAGCTTGAGCGAGCCGCTGTCGTAGCGTCACTCATTGGCGACCTCGTGGGGCTGATAGTACCAGCGCTGGAAGCGTTCGACGCGCTGGATGGATGGGAGCCGCCGGACAATCTCGGAGCGAAGATAAACCGATTTGCCGCGCAGTTGTCCGGGGCGCTGACAGAGCTTGGCCGAGTGACGCGTGTCGATACCGACTGGATCGGGCTGGCAGAGTGGGCGGCTGAGGTAGAGCCGGCAATCGGCCTCATTCAAGGCGCGGTCGATGCACTGGCCGCCATTGCAGAGTACAAGGTTGTAGCGGGGCTGGGCGCGAAAATCAAGGCGCTGGCGGGACAGATTGGTATTGTAGTTGTCGAGTTCAAAAAGGTGTCTGAGTGGCGCGCGGAATGGCCTGACCTGTCAGCCTTTGCCAGTGCGGTGCAGAACGCCACGTCACCTATCAAGAACGCAATAGACGCTCTCGCAGCGTTGGCAGAGTACAAAGCGGTCGCAGGGCTGGGAGCGAAGATAGAATCGCTTGCCGGACAGATGGGCATCGTCACGCTGGCAATTAAGAGAGTGGACGCGTGGCGCGAAGAGTGGCCCGACCTGACCGGGTTCGCGGGCGCTGTTAACACGGCGGTGAGCCTGATTAAAGGCCCGATAGATGCACTCACAGCGCTGGCAGACTATGAACCAGTACAGAACATCGGAGAGAAAATCACGGCACTGGCAAACCAGATTGGCATCGTCGTGCTGGCATTCAAGAAGATTGCCGGCTGGCGTGCTGAATGGGACAGCGTCGGTGAGTTCTCTGAGAATGCGAAGAAGGCCATGGAGCTGATGAAGTCGGCGCTGGATGCGTTGGGCGCACTGGCAGAGTTCGGCACTGAGTACATCACGCCGCAGAAGTTCTACGTGTTCGGCGACATCGTGCGCTTTGCAGTCGAGATGATTGCATGGGTAGCGTACTCGCTGGGGCCGAAGGCGGCAGAAGCAGCCGGCGCGTTCGCTGAGTATGGCAAGACGATATTCGACATGATGAAGTCGGCGCTGTCGTTCCTGGGCGACCTGAACGAGACGGCGCTGCCGGAAGAAGCGAAGGTCGCGGCGTTTATCCAGACGTTGCGCGGCATTCTTGGTCAATTCACTGTCGGCGCAAACGTAGCGGCCAACATCGCACAGCAGGCATACGGCATCGGGAACAGCCTCGCGTACGCAAGCGCGGCCAGTGGGTTCGGCGAATCATTTGGGATAACACGTGTATCTGTACCGAAACTTCCCACACCGACGCGAGACTGGGGCGGCGTTATTGGCGCCCCTCCTGTGTACTCAGGCGGTGGCGGCGGTGGTGGCACAGCCGGTGGTGAGTGGCAGCAGGCCATGGTTGACCTGCGCGACATGTACAAGGAAGACCGCGCGGCCGGCAATAGCGATTCGCTGTTGCTTCGCAGCGCCATGATTCGCGTACTGGCTGACATATTCCCTGACGTGCAACGCGAAGCGGGAGCCGCATACTAATGGCGTTGGATTGGCACATAGACATTCTCTGGGACGATACAGAGTACATACTCAATGGCGGATACGAGACACTAGGTGGCGGTGGCGTGTGGGATGAGTGGTCTGAGCATGAAGATGACGGCTCATTCGACAACGAGACCGTTAATGTTTACAGCGGTGTCAACGCGGCAAAGTGTACGACAGGCCCATCCGTGGATACGGATATGTATCAGACAATTACTGTTACCGCTGAGACGGATTACGAACTAACTATCTGGACGGCCGGGGATGGGACATACGATGGGCGCTACAAAGTAACAGACCAAACACATGCGGCTGACATTATAGAGATGACACATACCGGAGTTACTGGCACAGATTACGAGGAGGTTGTCGAGCAATTCACCACGCCGGCAGGCTGTACCAGTATCCGGGTATACCTATATTCACCTGACACCAATGGCGGCATTTGTTACTATGATGAGGTGTCGCTCCTACAATGGGAGGCGGAGGAAGACAGGGCCGTTCACCCGCTGAAAATCACTCGCGGGCGCAAGGATCAATTCAGCAGCATTCAGGCGTGTAAGCTCACGTTCACGCTTGACAACAGCACAGAGCGATACGATGCGTGGAATACGGGGAGTGCAATCTATCCCAATGTCAAACCACGCCGGCGGGTGCGAGTAGCAGTTGATTTCCCGGACGCTCTGTTGCTGGAGGATGGATACTACCTGCTACTGGAGGATGGTGGCAGGATATTGCTTGGAAGCTCTACATCATACGAAATATTTCACGGGCGCATAGAGGAAATCCGGCCATCCGGCGGGATAGGGAATAAGCGCGTCACCGTCACCGCATACGATGGGTGGAAGGACTTTGCCGGACATAGCGCCAGCATTGCATTGCAGGAATCCATCACGCCAGACACAGCTATCGGCCTGCTACTGGATGATGTAGGTTGGCCGGATAGCCCTACATACCGCGACCTGGATACAGGCAACGACACGCTGGATTACTGGTGGTGCAATCAGTCAGTGAGGCCGGCGCTGGAATCACTGGCGAAATCAGAGTGGGGCGCGTTCTGGATATCCAAAGAAGGCAAAGCGGAATTTATGAACAGGACGGCCTACATCACCGGTACGTCTGTTGGTACGCTAGATGAATCGGAGATAACAGACATACAGGTGAGCCAGCCGTGGGACTTGATACGCAACGTTATCAATATCAAGTGCCGGCCGGTGAGCCTGAGCACTACCACGTCTGAGTTTGTGAGTAACGGTGGATTTGAGTATGGCGATCCTCCGGAAGAGTGGACGGCTGTTAATGCCACACTTGCATCATACGCCGTCAGTACACATAGCGGATCGGCGGCTTTGTCTGTGGCGGCTACTGCTGATACTGGACGATGTAGGCAAACCATAGATGTTACGGCCGGTGATAGTATGGATTTTTCTGGATGGTCATTGCATAGCGCCGCCGGGCATCGTGGAAAATTCTACATATACGATGTTGATAACGCCGCAAACCTATGGGCTGGGGCTTATGCTGATAACGCTGTGTGGACTGAGGACACAACTACTGTTGTTATTCCAGCAGGATGCACACAGGTATATGTGTATTGTATGGTAGAAACGAGCGGCGAGACAGTCTATTTCGACGACATATCACTGACTGGAACCGCCGGCACTATCTGGGAGTTTGCGGAAACTGGCGTGTCGATTGCCGCCGGGGAATCGCTGACCATATGGGCGGAGTACTACGACGCGAACAACAACCTGGCGCCGGCGAAGGACGTGTACGAGCCTATCCGATATGAGGACTACACCGCCAATAGCGCGTCGGACGGTAGCGGCACTGACATGACGCCGGATATGAGCATCACCACGTCCATCTACAGTCAGAGCGCGAAGCTGGTTATCGAGAACACGCACGGGGCCACGACGCTGTATATCACATCACTGGCAATTCGTGGCAAGGCAATTACACAACTACCAATCGAGATCAAGAAAGAGGACACTGACTCGCAGGATGACTTCGGCAAGCGCGTGTTGCCGCTAGACGTGCCGTGGCAGCAGCAGGTAGCTGTTGCCGATTCGCTGGGCGACTTGCTGATAGGGTTCTACCCTGACCCGTTGCGGTCTGTGACGGTGACGCTGAAACAGCGATTCCCTGACATACTGCAATACGATATTATGGACAGGCTCACGTTCACCTGCGACACATACGACATATACGAGGTGTTCCGGCTCGGCCACATGGAACTGTACACGATGGGGAACATGCAGGCGCTTGGAGCGCGATGGCATCTTGAGCCAGCGGACAACGAAACGTATTGGCTCTTGGGGGATGCGGGAAACTCCGAGATGGGCGAGACAACGAGGCTTGGTACATGACAAAGATACGCTATCAAGAAGACGAAGCTGCGAGGCTGGGTTATCGCACCACGCGGATAATGACCACCTCGCTGGCAAGGCGAAACGGTCACACATACAGGAACGGCGCACAGGGCGAGCCGCAAATGGCTCGCCTTAATCATGCCCGTTGGCTGGTCGATTGCCCGTTCTGCAAAGGCGCGGAGATTGTGAGCGTGGGCGGCGAGTTCTTCTGCCAGTCATGCGGCATGAAAGAGAACGGCGGTCACCCGATGCCCGTGGCGTTCCCCGGCAGCCGGCGACAAATCGAGGTGCTTGTGCAACAGAGGCCGGAGGAACATTGCAACTGGACACACGAGACGAAGCGCGACCTGTGGCGTGAGAACGTTGACCATGGGATAGGGGGCTGATATGGCTTGGACTGCGCCTCGGACGTTCGCGACGAGCGAATTGATAACAGCAGCCATTATGAACACGCACGTACGAGATAACCTGCTTGCGCTCAAGAAAGGACTCATCGCCGGCGGCTCGTTGCAGTTCATCTGGTACGACAGCCTGAGCGGGAAAAACCCTGTTGTGGATGGTACGACGTATTCCGATTGGGCGCTATGCGACGGCGCGGCGCAGAACGGATACACCACGCCGGACTTCCGCAACCGCTTCATCGTCGGTGCGGGTGACACGTACTCGCAGAATGACACCGGCGGGGCTACGACTTCGGCGCACACGCACGGGCCGGGCACGCTGGCGACCGGCGACAACGACGCGGATCACAACCACGCGAATCCGGAAACATCGGTTGAATCACTGGGCGGCGCATCGGAATCGGTTGCCGCGGGCGCAGATTACGGCATAACAAACCACACGCACACGCAAGCAGCCACTGGCCTTGTATCACAGAATCACGGCCACTCAGTTGATAGCGGCACAACCGCCAGCGATTCAACGGCGATCCTGCCGCCATACCGAGCGGCGGGCATGTTCATGTACGCGCCGGCCTAGAATGTGAAAATCGGCAACGTGAAGTAGTCAATAGACGGAAATTCACCTACCGGACGGAGGAGCAGATGGCTGATAAAAAATTGACTGAATTGACACAAGACGAGTCGCCTACGAAAGATGATCTGATATATACCGTTAATGACCCAGGAGGGACCGCGGCATCGCGCCAAGTTACAATTGAGGACATTCTGGAGACGGTCAATGATTTGACGGCTGATACTACCCCGGATTATGCTGACATATTACTCACAATAGATGACCCTAGCGGAACGCCAGACGCACAGAAATCGACAATACAACAAGTCGCAGCGGCGGCACGCCCCGCTCAGACGGTGATTGTCTCCGCCGAGACGGGGCGAGGCGACTACACCACGTTGTCTGCGGCACTGGCGGCTATCACGGATGCAGCGGACGCGAAAGAATATCTGATTATCGTCCATGGTGAGATTGCTGAGACGGCAGCTATTACGGCGAAATCTCACGTCAATGTGATGTTTTTGGCGGGGGCGTGTGTGACGGTGAACTCTACGTCCACGCTTAACGCCGTGAATATGTCGAGCATCACAAATTCCGTGTGGGCCGCGGTAGACTCGACGAAACCGTGTATCCGCCGGACGGGCGCGGTTAGTGGAGC